TGCAGAAGCTTTGGTTCCTACACCTTTTTTACTACCAGGAGCACCACCTATACCTGATACATCAATGATTGGAAAAAGGGTACCTGTGGCTGGGTCAGATTTAAGTAAACCTGCTTTATCTGCAGCTATATTATCGAGTTATCAGGCCAAAGACCCAACATTTTCAATTATTTCAACTGGTATTGTAACTTATGTGGCAACCTTTTTAAATTATGCTACACAACCACCAATTGGTATTCCTGCAACAATCACAGGAACTACGCTAATACCACCACCTATTTTGACAGCAGTTACACCAATAGGATTAGGAGGTGGTACTATATTAGATACATTAAAAGTAATGGCAGGAATTATTCATACTTCATTTATGGCTGGAACAGTTACCGGTGTTGGATTAAATCCACAAGTAGGAGCAACTATACCAGCACCAGTTGTTGCCAAATTAATTTAGTATAAAATTGAATTATAAATATTTATATTTAAGAATAGGAGTTATCCATGAAAAAACAAGAACTAATCAAAATCATTGAATTAGTCGTTCGTAAGGAAGTCAAGAAACAGGTAAATGAGATATTTATTAAGGAAGGAATCAATTCTTTGAAAGAAAAAACGAAAGAAGTTCCATCCTCTTTGACTCAAATAGCAGAACAAGAGTACATCCAACCCAAATCAAAAAAGAAAGAGTTTAAAGAATACACAAAAAATTCAGCTCTTAATAAAGTTTTGAACGAAACAGTAGGTGGAATACCACAAGGTGATAAAGGAGCTTATCCAACAATGGGTGGTGGAGCATACACCTCTGATAGAGTGAATGAACTAATGGGTGGAAATCCAATGATGGCAAATACAGAAGAAGGTAAAGAAAAAAGAAGACAAGTAGGAGCCGTTGAATCTTTGAAAGCACAAGGTGTGAGTTCCGACCAAGTTGGTGAAGATGTTGTAAATGCCCTAACAAGAGATTATAGTGGTTTGATGAAGGTCATTAATAAAAAGAAGACAGAACACTTTCGTCCATAGGAGTAATTAGTTGTCAAGTGTATTAGAAAAAGATTTAAATCCTGACATTAAAATAGGTATATCATTACCAATGGATCATACTGATGGTTCAGGTTTTTTTCCTGGCACATCAACTACATTATCACAAACAGGAAGTAATATCCGTAATTTATTATTGACTAATAAAGGAGAAAGGGTAGGACAACCTGAATTTGGATGTGGACTTCTACAAATTTTATTTGAACCATTGAGTGATACTTTGATTGATAATGTAACCTCAACTATCGAAGAAGCATTAGCTACTTGGTTACCCCATGTTTTGATAAACAAATTAAATGTAGAGGGTGATGAAGTAGAACAGAATCAATTGAATATTGAAATTGAATTTTCATTGACAATACAACCAGATGTTTTAGATAGTATATCTTTGAATTTCTTGACAGGTGATTCATATTAGGAGAATTAAATGGCTAATGGTGTAAAAGAAATTAGATATTTAAATAAAGATTTTGCTGGATTTAGAGCAGACTTGATAGAGTTTGCCAAACAATATTATCCAAATACATATAATGATTTTAATGAAGCTTCACCTGGTATGATGTTCATTGAGATGGCATCATATGTTGGTGATGTATTATCTTATTATGTAGATTCACAATTCAAAGAGCAATTATTAGCATATTCAACCGACCAAAAAAATCTGTATGAGATGGCACAATCATTTGGATACAAACCAAAGTTATCCACAGCATCTTATGGTTCCGTTGATATATTTCACATTGTACCATCAACTGGAACTGGTCAAAACAATAGACCAAATTATAATTATGCACTTCAAATCAACGAAGGTAGTCTTGTAGAGTCTACAAATGGTGTTACTTTTAGAATACGAGAAAATGTTAATTTTTCATATTCAAGTTCATTTGACCCGACAATAGTATCTACTTACGAAGTAGATGGGGGTGGAGAAGTCAGTTACTATTTATTAAAGAAATCGGTTCGTGTAGTAAGTGGAAATATTACAGAAGAACAATTTGTATTCGGTGGAGCTGAAAAATATCCTCGTTTACTTTTAGGAAATACCAATATATTGGAAATAATATCTTGTACGGATAGTGATGGTAACACTTGGAAAGAAGTTCCATTTTTGGCACAAGATACGGTTTTTGATTCTGTTCGAAATACGGCAGCAAACAATCCTGAATTATCACAATATAACGATGAAGCTCCATATCTTTTAAAACTTCTAAAAACTCCAAGAAGGTTTGTTACATTTATTAGAGGAGATGGTAAAACAGAATTGAGATTTGGTAGCGGTATTAGTGATTCTGCTGATGAAGAAATAGTTCCTAATCCTAATAATGTAGGTTCTGCTCTACCCGGTAGTCCAAGTTACTTAGATACATTTTTTGACCCAAGTAATTTTTTGTCCACACAAGCATATGGACAAGCTCCAGCTAACACCACATTGACTATAAAATACTCGTATGGTGGTGGTATTTCTGATAATGTTTCAAGTGACACAATAACTAACATGAAAGAATTTAACTATAGTCTTGACACAACAACTCTCGATACTGGTGTTGTAGATATAGTTACAAATTCTGTCGGAGTCACAAATGAATATCCAACAAGTGGTGCTAAAGGAGCCGAAAGTATACAAGAACTAAAATCTAATGCCTTAGCATATTTTCAATCACAAGGAAGGGCGGTTACAAAAGAAGATTATATAACAAGAGTATATGCTTTACCACCTAAGTTTGGTGCAGTTTCTAAAGCCTATATAGTTCAAGATGAACAATTAAATTTACCATCATTTCAAAAAGAAGTTTCTTCAAATATATTTGTAGACCAAAGATTTGCAGATGTAAAGGCACAAGATGTCGCAAGTTCAAATAGATTACCAAACCCTAACGCGTTAAATCTTTATACACTTGCTTATGATGGAAGTAAAACCTTGACACAACTAAATGTCGCCGTAAAAGAAAACCTCAAAACTTATTTGTCTCAGTATCGTCTTGTCACGGATGCAATAAACATTAAAAATGCATTTGTCATTAATATAGGAGTCAAATTTAATTTTATAGCTAGAGCAGGATTTAATAAAGATGAGATAACTTTGAAGTGTATTGAAAGATGTAAGGAATTTTTCAACATAGATAGATGGCAAATTAATCAACCAATTATAATACAAGAATTGGCATATGAGTTATCATTGGTAGATGGAGTTGGTGCGATTGTACCACCCGACCAAGATAATCCTAAAAGATTACCTGTATTGATAACTAATAAGTTCAGTTCTTCACAAGGATACTCAGGTAACATTTATGATATTGATTATGCAACAAAAGATGGTATTGTATATCCGTCTCTTGACCCAAGTATATTCGAATTAAAATACCCTAACACAGACATAGAAGGTCGAGCAATCGGTGACTCGACTGGTAATAAATTATAGGAGAACTAAATGCATTATTTCGAATACGCTGAAAAAGATACAACTTTATATTCGAGAAGTGGAAGTCAGAATACTGGTAGGGACGAAATTCTTGAAGTCACTAAAGATGTAAGTGCGGCCGGTATCGTTGGTGGTATTAGTAGAGTATTGATAAAATTCGATACCACTTACATTTCATCCTCTATTGCTAAAAGTCTTATACCTTCGAGTTCTTATACAAAATTTTATCTTAATTTAAAAGACGCTAATTCTCGTGGTTTAAATGTCAATCAAAATTTATATTCTTACCCAGTCAGTCAATCTTGGGACAGTGGATATGGAAGAGCGGATGACTTCCCACCGATTGATGAAGGTGCGAGTTATTTCTACAGAGACAATGGAACAACAAGAACACAATGGACTGGTTCTATAACTGGTTCAGGTGGTGTTTGGTATAACCAATATGAAGCAAGTCAATCTTTCAATAATGAACCAAGTGATGTAAGAATGGATGTCACCAATATTGTTTGGAGATGGATACATGGTGATATACCAAACGATGGTTTCATAGTTAAGAGAAGTGGTAGCATCGGAAATACCGATACAACTCTTGATGAGGGTAGTTCTAAAGCATTAGGAACTTTCTCTTTCTTTAGTAGGGAGACAAACACGATTTATCAACCAACTCTTGAAGCTGTTTGGGACGATTCCAAATGGGTTACGGGTTCTTTAGAATATTTAACACCAACAGAATTGGAAGATGTGGTGTTACATCCGAGAAGTTATAGAGATTCATACAAAGAAGATTCAAAAGTAAAATTAAGAATTGTCGGTAGACCTTTATATCCTGAAAAAACCTTTTCAGCAACAGCTGGATATTCAACTGGTTACAACACTGCTAAAATGCTACCAAGTGGTAGTACATTTTATCAAGTAGTTGATGCTTATACTGATGATATCGTAATACCATATGGAAGTGGTTCATTGGTCAGTTGTGATTCAACTGGTAATTATTTTAATTTAGATATGAAGTCTTTGTTAGCAGATAGATTTTATAGAATCGAATATAAAATCATAAGTGGCAGTGGAACTACTGATGAAACAATCCAGTATTTTGCTGACCTACCATCATTTAGAGTAGTAAAATAGAGGAAACAAAATGCCATATATTATAGCAGAACCTTGTGTTGGAACTTGTGACACAGCATGTGTCGAAGTTTGTCCTGTAGATTGTATTCATGGGCCATACGACACGGAGGGTAGAGGTGAGGAAGCAAAAGTGGACGGATTTGTTCCCAAAGATACTGATTCATTATATATTAATCCTGAAGAATGTATTGATTGTGGAGCATGTGAACCCGAATGTCCAGTAGAAGCAATCTTCGAAGAAAGTGAAGTTCCTGCAGAATGGAATGAATATATCAAAAAGAATTATGACTTCTTTGGTTTGGAGATGAACTAATGCCTTTAACACCTGAAGAATTAAAAAAAAGTGAATTCTATCAAAGATTAAAAGAACAAGATAGAACACAATACTTAAGTGAACTTGAACATCAAAGAATACTAAGTGATACGGTTGTTATTACTGAAGATGGTAATAAAATACCATCTCCTAATCCTGAACCACTTAGAAATGAAGCTGGTTTTTTTATAGCCGTTGAAGACCCTTTTGATGAAAATGTTAATCTCAAAGACCAAGACCAGCTCATTACATTAGAACAAAAAACCACAACATATGTTTATGACCCTTATTGGAATCAAATCCTTGATAGAGAATTCAAAGAATTATGAGAGTACAAACTGATTTAACCCAACAAGATTATCAAGAGCTCAAAAAGGAATCTAAAGAGTTATTAGGTTTATCGGGCCATTTGTATCCACCATTTGGTGGAATCGAAGATTATGTGGAATACCAAGTATTCGACATGAATGATAATTTTAAAGAACGAGGGAAATCAGTCAATTATACACAAGATGATGACAAAATAATTTTAAACATAGGTCAAGATTTAAGAGACTTGGGTTACAACAAAGGAAATTATAAGGTTAAATATTATTTTGTTAGACCAAAGGCTGGAAGTGGTGACGAAGTTGTATTGACAAAAACCGTAGATGGTGAAGTAGGGTTGATTCATAGTGGAAATCCAGCAATAACTGGTGAACCTATGGGTGATTTTTATGTCGATGATGATGGAAATGCGTTTATAGGTGTTGCACCACCAACTGATGGTACTGAATCTATACCATTAGATATCAAAGAGTGGAAATACAAAATTGACCAAATATCAGGTGACAGAACTGAAGTTAGAATTGTACCACAGATAATAAACAATAACAAATACAGAGATGAATTTAGATTATTATCCTCTGATGTGGAACAATATCGTTCTATAAAATCCGCACCTATTACTCAAGAACAACAGAATGAAGCTATACAACAGGCGTTAGCACTTGGAATAGACCCACAAGATGCTTTGGCTGAATTAGAAGATAATCAAGGTGGAGAAATTAGTTTTACAGGTCCTGATAGCACAAGAATAGAATTCAATCAAAGAATAGGTTCCGACACTGGTTTTCAGCAAATAATGAAAGATGGAAAGATTGTGATAAAAAATGCTTATGTCGTTGATTATCGTGTTGAACCTGATTTGAATGTTAATACAAACTATGTCCAAGAAGGGCCTATACCACCAGCTTATATTGAAGCTTACGATTTGAAAGACGCAGGATTTCCTATGTCGGTAAGATATGTTGTTAAAGATGAAGCAACTCAACTAACATTATACGGACATGATTTTGACGGATACCAACCGATACCTAATCTAACCACACCAGGTGTTAGGTATCATTTTGATTTTGGTTGTGGACATACTGAGATTCACGATGCACCTTTTGCTAATCACACATATGATTCCGAAGGAGTTTATTCTCCTACGGTTACCATTATGACACCAAACTATGATTTAGTTGTAAGTGATTTATATAAAAATACTGATGCACCTTTAGATGGGCCAGGATTACGAGGTAGTGAATTGAGAGGATTTAGTCCCACACCTATGGGTGAAAGTGTTGAGGAACCTGGTACTCCATTGTCAAGTGCGTTCGATGGTATGATTGTAAGATGGGATGGAAATACAAATACTGGAATCCCTCAAAAAACATATCCATCTCCAACTGAACAATTTCCAGCAGCTACAACTACAAGGTGGTTTATTCAGAATGGTGTGAGAAGATGGATAGCATCGTCACACAATTTACAATTACTAAGAGACACCATGAACATACCTGTACAGACAGCTACAAGTGTAGATGATGATGGTAATGTAACCACGACAACAATACCCGATAGGTCAATTTATAACAATCTTTTAAAGAAAATACCTGTTGGGCCACAGATAGACGGAACATCTTTTTTAGCAAGTTCTGAATATCCAGTCAATCAACCTTTAATTCTTGAAGAATTTCAAAGACCACTTTTAGGTAATTATGACCCCAACTTTGGAGAAGGAGATGATGAAGGTGGTGATGATGAAGGTGGTGATGATGAAGGTGGTGATGGTGGAACATCCGAAACACAGCAACAAAACTTTAACCTTGTATTAGGTGGAGGATTTATCAATCCAGGCGTCGGACTCGAAACTCTTCCATACGAAGATAGTAATGGAGAGGAATTCGATTTAACCTTTACAATCAATGGTACGGAAACCGATGGTAATTCTTTTAGTCAATCCTTTCCATCGGGTACTGAGGTGACCGTGGGTGTCAATTATTTTGGGCCAGGATTTGGTGGGGCAGGATTTCAACAATGGTCAGATGGTAGTTTTGCAAATCCAAGAACCATAACGATGGATTCACAAAAAGTTGTCACGGCAGAAATTGGACTCCTAGCATAATGAAAAATAAACGAATCATATATTGGGGTGGTAATGACCAAACAATAATTCCACAGATGGGTGCATGTGGTGATGGACAGGCACCAAGTGGTGGTGGAAGTGGTGGTGCAGGTAGTGGACAAGAAGCTCCTAAACAACCAAAGAAACTTGGAAAATTTCCCTCATTAGGTGCTCTACTTGACAAATTAAAAGAATTAGGTCCTTTATTGGCACTTGGAGCTATGGGACTAGCACTTGTAGCAGGTGCAGCAGTATTACTCAAAAAGAATCGAGATCCTGAAGATTTAGCGGGACTCGGTGATTTAGGTGATGGTTTGGGTGATGGTTTGGGTGATGGTTTGGGTGATGGTGGTCGAACTTTAGGTCGTCTCGGTCTACCTGGTTTTGGGGATGGTGAGGAAGATACCACAGGTGGTTTAGATATTGTACCACCAATGACTGGTATGTCAGCTCAAGAGATACAATCAAGCGTTCCTGAATTTGCTGGAGAACAGAGAATTGATGAGGATGGTAATCTTTGGGTTTACAAAGACCCGCCTGGCATATGGGTAAACTTTGGTGACGCTGAACCTTTTTTAAGTGCTACAGAACAAACAAGAGAAGTACCAATAACAGCTGATTATGTTGGAGAAGTTGCAGAGGTTACCAATGAAGATATAATAAATGTTAGAAAAACATGGAGTGAAATAGCCACAGAAGTCGGACACATAGGACCCACTACAGTCAATCTACAGACTAAATTTAGAAATTGGTATGTTGAGATGGAGACTCCACAAGACCTACACACTTACCTGAGAATTGGTGAGAATAATCGTTCATTAATAATAAATCGTAAAGAAGATAAAAGTGTAAATACAGAATATCCATATGGAGTGATATACAAATTATACGAACCATTACCAGCAAATGTACAACCTGGTAATATGATTTATGTTACAAAAGAATTGACATCTCCTTATGAAGAAAGTGTTAAATTATTAGATTTTGTAGATGAATCAATTGAAGATGTGGTTCTTCGAAATCCCAAATGGGACACAAGTGAAGCTGCAGAGGGATACTTTAAAGAAAGACCAACCGTACTCAAAAATTATAATGAACTCACAACTGGTAATTCACAATTATCAGAAATTATAGAAAACGAAATAGTAAGTGGAAGTTTTCTTGATAGTATAGAATTAGATGGTATTGAGTATGATAACTTTGATAACTTCGTTCGTTTCAGTTCTGTCGAAGATAGGATTGTAAATTTTAAAAGAAAATTAGATAAAATCGAATTATTTCAAAGTCAAAGTAATAATTTAATTGGAGTGGCTGGTTCTACTACAGGCGAATATACTCAATCACTACAAAGAAAAGTTCGTAAAATAAAAAATGAATTTACTCCATTTGAAAGTTATATGTATTTTAAATCTTCAAGTTATTCAAGTGGTTCATTTGGTATAAATCATGACAACGCCTGGCCGAAGAAAAGTGGGACTGGTACATTATTAGACCCTTATGTGCTATACGCTGTTAGTGAATCTGTAGCGACTAATTGGTATAGTAGACAAATTATAAGTTCATCTGATTACGATAGGGACAATAGAGATAGGTTATTAAGTAACATCCCAGCTCATATTAGAGATGATGAACGAAACGAACCATTCTCAACTTTTATCAATATGGCAGGGGAACATTTTGATAATATTTGGGCATACATACATGAAATTTCTTCCATTTATGATAGAAGAGATGGATTAGAAGTTGGATTATCAAGAGATTTAATTTATCATGTTGGTAGGTCATTTGGGTTTTATCTAAGTGATGGAAAAGATTTAGTTTCACTGCCCGAATATATTACTGGAGCAGCAATAACCGGTTCAGACTCAACATATTCAATAGAATCTGCAACACCAGCCAGAACAATATCAAGAGAGATATGGAAAAGAATTCTAAATAACATGCCTTTCTTCTTGAAGACTCGTGGTACGGTAAGAGCTTTTAAGGGTCTGATAAGTTGTTATGGAATTCCAAGCACTATACTTAGGGTGAAAGAATATGGTGGCCCAAACCCGAACAAAAATAAACCATCATTTCAAATATCGAGAAAATTTACAAGAGCCTTAGAGTTTAAATCTGGTCAGCATGTTTCCACGCCTTGGACAAACGACACCAATAGTGGAAGAAAACCTGACACGATTGAAATGAGATTTAGAGCGGCGAGTGGTAGTAATCAGACACTATGGCAGGCTGGAACCGATATAGCTTTACGATTAGTTGATAATGGTTCAGCGGATAATTACGGAACTGTTCAGTTTTTCTTAGAAGGTGGCGGTAGTGCGGATTTTACACTTTCCTCAACTTCTTTACCAATTTATGATGGTGAATTTTATTCAGTAATGGTCACAAGAGTAAGTGCTAGTGTTGGAGATGGTGGTAATCATTATAGTGGTAGTTCAGTTGGACAATTGACAAGCGATTCAACCTCACAAAATATTTTATATAATCTTCATGTTGGTAGATATGATTCTGGTTTATCAAGAATAATTTATAAGTCTTGGACAAGTGGTAGTACATCCACAACAAGTCATAATTCGTCTTATGTCGGTAATGAAACTTCATACATTGGTGGAAAACCAAGTGATGATTTTGGTAATCAGTTAAGTGGTAGTATTATGGAATTCCGTTTTTGGAATACTGCACTTAATAGTGGTTCATTTGATAATCATGTAGCAGCACCAAAAGCCTTCGATGGTAATCATCCATCTGCATCTTATACGGATTTAGTCTTGAGATATAGTCTTGATGACAATTTCGCTGGGAATAGAAATCTCGATGTATCAAGTGTAATTAGAGACACAAGTGCTGACCAAAGTTACACTGCCGAAGGAACAGGTAGTGGATACACAGTAGGTAACAGACCTCATTTTAAAAATGTGGTCGATGAACAGAAAGCCAAGGTTCCTAATTTAGGCCCGAATATCAGAGTTGAAAATAAAATAAGAATCGAACAGAACAAACTAATGAATGGACTTTCTGTTGATGAAAGGTCTGAAGTAAGTGCTTTTGATTTAGCACCATTAGATAGTAATAAGGTTGGTATTTATTTCAGTCCAACT